TGCTATCCAATCCCTGCGTTTCTTACACCGCAAGGAGACGACTTCTCTAAGTCACTACTCTTGTTTCACAATCAAGCGTTGATGACACCTGAAGCAGAAGACTGGTTGGCGTTTGAAGTTAGTACAACATATGGAAACTCTAAGCTTCCTATGACTGAACGAATCCTTTGGACGCTAGACAATCATGATCTAATCACCAAGGTCGCTACTGATCCTATTGGCAACCTGTCCACTTGGGAAGGGGTAGATGAGCCCTGGCGTTTCCTGGCCGCGTGTGATGCTTTCTATCATTGCGTAATTTTGTGTGATAGAAATTACACAAATCTGCCCGTGGCAGTTGACGCCACTGCTTCAGGATTGCAGGTGCTGTCAGGGCTTTGCCGCTGTGCTTCAACTGCAAAGCTTGTCAACGTACTGCCTAGTGACACACCACAAGATGCATATTTAGTAATTGCAGAAGCTTGTATTGATTCTATTCCCGAACGGGTAAAACCTTACTGGGATAGAAAGAAAACCAAGCGAACTGTGATGACTATTCCTTACAATGCAAAGCCATTCTCTAACCGCTCTTATATCAAAGAAGCGTTAAAAGAAGATGGCATTGAAGTAGATAAGGATGAGCTCACTCAGATTGTTAACGCAGTAAGAGAAGCTATGTGTCTTAAGTTTGAAGGACCAATGAAGGTCATGAAATGGATAGAGAAAGAGGTAGGTAAAGCTATTGATAGAGGTGCTAATAAATTAACTTGGACTACTCCATCAGGGTTCGTAGTAACGCAGTCTCTGATGAAGAAACACGTTGAACGAGTCAACCTGAAGTTGCTGGGAGAATGTAAAATTTCTGTAGCAACAGCTGATAAGAATGAAGTTGATAAATTACACCACTTAAATGCTACTTCACCAAACCTAATCCATTCCCTCGATGCCTCGATTCTGCACCTATCTGCACTACGCTTCAACGCTCCGCTGGCCCTCATACACGACTCGATTTTATGCCGTAGTACTGACATGTCTACTATTTCATCCATTGTTCGTCAGACATACATGCACATATTTGCAGAACAAGATTACTTAAAGTCTTGGGCTGAACAGATTGGGGCTGAAGAAGAACCCCCAATCATTGGAACACTGAACCCTGAATCAGTAATTAACTCCACCTATTTTTTCTGTTAATGACCCGCAACACATTTGTAACTCCAGAGCCTGTTGTCCTCGAAGGATATCAAGCTGTAATGACACCTTCTAAATTTGGCTATTCACTTGGCGCATTAGTCGATGAATCAATGGTTGAAGCACTAGAAGAAGACCGCACTGAGTCCCTTAAGTGGGCTGAATCTAAACTAAAGAATCCAAAACGTTCAGTACTTAAGCCTGAACCTTGGGAAGAAGTAACTAAAGGAAAATATAAAGTTAAGTTCTCTTGGAATGAAGATACAAAACCACCTGTAGTAGATACTGATGGAACAATTATTACTGATGAGCGTCTTCCTCTTTTTAGTGGATCTACCGTAAAGCTAGCTCTTTACCAAAAGCCTTACATCTTGCGAGATGGTGTTACTTATGGTACAAGTCTTAAGCTAAAGGGTATTCAAGTAGTTACATTGTCTTCATCAGCAGGTGTTGATGTGGGAGATATGTCTACTGAAGATGTTGCTGATCTATTCGGTACTACTGCTGGATACAAAGCAACCATCCCTAATGTTATTGCAGCAGAACCTAGTTCTGTAGAAGAGGATGACGCTGACTTCTGATGGCATTTCGATCAGGACTTGAAGAACAGGTGGCTGATCTTATGTGTGAGCTGGGTGTAAAGTATGAATATGAATCTACTAAGGTTCCATACATCATCCAGCACATTTATACGCCTGACTTTCTTTTGCCTTCGGGAATTTTTCTAGAATGCAAAGGCTACTGGGACAGTGAAGATCGCCGTAAGATCCGCAACGTAAAAGAACAACATCCAGAAATAGATTTACGCATGGTGTTTCAGTCACCATATAACAAAATCAGCAAGAAGTCTAAGACTACTTATGCCGCTTACTGCGACAAATTAGGTATTCCTTGGACATCATTTCACAACATTCCAATTCAATGGTTCATGTAGAGAATGAGTTCGTAGAGCATATTCCTTGTCCAGAGTGTGGCTCATCAGATGCAAATAGTTTGTATTCAGATGGTCACACATTTTGTTTTAAATGTCATGCCCGAACGCATGGCAATAACAACACTTCCTTTCACAATCATCACGTGTCAAATGTCCAACTTCAAGGATCAGCCAGACGGCTGCAATCAAGAGGAATCTCTGAGCGAACCTGTGAATTATTCAAAACCTACAAAGATGGTGAGATCTTACGCCACTATTATTTCGACAGTTCTGGCAAGGTTGTCGGAGCAAAAGTAAGGTCTAAAGACAAGTCATTCCGCTGTGAAGGAGAAGTAAATTCTCTATTCGGGATGCAGAACTTCAGACATAAGACAGCTAAGGATCAGAAGTTAATAATTTGCGAAGGCGAAATGGATGCGATGAGCATCTATGAATGTCAACCTTGGCCCGTGGTCTCCATTCCAAATGGAGCAGCTGCAGCTAAGAAAGCCATTCAGAAAAACTATGAATGGATCAATCATTACGACAAGATTGTTTTATTCTTTGATAACGATGAGGCAGGCCAGAAGGCTGCAAAAGAGGCAGCTAGTGTATTACCACCTAATAAGACTTTCATAGGCTTTCTAGACGATTACAAGGATGCCTCTGATGCATTACAGGTTGGTGATACTGAAGCAGTACGAGCAGTATGTAATTACAACCATGCTCAATATCAACCGGATGGCATTGTTGATGCCAAAACTCTTTTAGAGATAGTAACCACACCTTCACCACCATCAGATCATGACTACCCGTTTAAAGGACTCAACAAACTATTACATGGGATCAGATATGGAGAGCTTGTCACGGTTACTGCAGGCTCTGGGATTGGGAAAAGTTCCTTTCTTAGAGAAATATGTGCTGACCTTCTCAGTAAAGGAGAGCGGTGCGGTTATTTGGCGCTTGAAGAGTCAAACAGACGCAGTGCATTGGGACTCATGTCAGTTGCTAGTAGACGATCTCTACACCTCGGAGAACAACAACGAAGCGAGCTGACAGAGATCTTTGATAACACTATTGCTAAATGGAACCTTCATTTGTTTGATGGTTTCGGTAGCTATGACCCTGACCATATCTACAACCGCATTGAATACATGGCGGCTGGCTTAGATACAAAAGTCATCTTTCTTGACCACCTATCCATTCTTTTGAGTGGTCTTGAAGGTGATGAACGACGGATGATTGATACAACAATGACAAAACTAAGGTCATTAGTTGAACGCACAGGTATTGCTTTATTCCTTGTATGTCACACAACAACACCACCTAATGGACAATCACATGAAGAAGGCGGCAGGGTACAGCTCAGAAGCTTGCGCGGAAGTCGGAGCATTGGTCAACTTAGCGACGCAGTTATTGCACTTGAGCGAAATCAGCAGAGCGGATCTGAACGAGATGCTACGACAGTGCGAGTCCTTAAAAATCGCCATTCAGGCGAAGTTGGTGAAGCATGCCAACTGAAATACGACCTTAATACTTGTAAATTTAATGAAACAGCAACAACAGAAGTGTTTGACGAACCGCCAGATTTTTAAACCTAACCCACCTACAGCTGAAGCTATACGCAAAGCACAGTTTGTAGACAAAACATACCAATGGACTAATGCTCGTATTCGATCTAGAGACTGACGGTCTACTTGATGATGTTACCAAAATCCACTGCCTTGTTATTTATGACAGTGAGGCTGACACCACAGTTATCTACAACGACAAAGGTAATCAAGAACCTATTAGTAGAGGTATTCAAAGACTAGAAGATGCTGATGTTTTAGTAGGCCACAACCTGATTGGCTACGACATTCCAGTAATCAGAAAGCTTTATCCCTGGTTTGAACCACAAGCTTTTGTATTGGACACACTGCTTCTTTCTCGGCTCTATCACACAGATATGGCAGAGATAGATAGGAAGCTAGATAACCCACTTATGCCATTGCAGCTTCGTGGACGCCATTCGTTGGAGTCATACGGCTACAGGCTAAAAGAATACAAAGGTGAGTTTGGTAAAAGCACTGATTGGCAGGAATGGTCACCAGAAATGGAGACTTACTGCGCCCAAGATGTAAACGTCACAGTCAAACTATGCGACCACTTCCACAAATACCTGAGTGGGTCAAACTAGAGCACCAAGTTGCTCAATTATTAACTACACAACAACTACATGGATGGTACTTTGATGAACGCGCTGCATGGGAACTTGCATCGTCTCTCAGAAAACAACTTGAAGAAACTAATCAACTATTACGTGACAGGTATCCTTTCGTTGCCGGACCAGTATTTACTCCTAAACGAGATAATCGGACC